ATATTTCCATCATTTCTTGAGCAGATTGTCTTATTTTTGGATCTGTAAATGCTGTTTTATATTTATTATAATCAGGAATATCTTCATGAAAGCATATATCATCAATTTCATATATTAACCTAAAGTTGTTCTTATCAGCAACTTGTCTTAACCATTTTACAAATTGAAGTTGTTGTGGAGTTGCTTGCCTTTGAATTCGTACACCTTTAGCTTGAACATAATACCTTTCATCTACATTCATAACTGTAGTACCGTGTACTACAGCTTTATTATGAGCATTCATGACTTGCTCAGGCCAGATCATTCTCCAATGACCACAACCACTGTAATCAGCATAATAGTTTAAAAATCTAGGTAATTGTGTTTCAGGAGATTTTAAAGTATTAGGTTTTGATTGCGGTTTGCTGATATTAAAGGGATTATTACCAAATGCATTTGATTGAAATGGCTTATTACTTTGTGGGAAGATCATAATGATATATAGTTATTTTTTAAGATTAATCAACAAAGTTTATACGTTTAGTTATACCATTACTCTTTTCTAAAAACACTATTTCACCGGTAGCAGCTTTAATGCTTTCTTTTCTATGACTAATAACAAATACACATTCATTATTTTTTTCAACGCGATTATTTAAAATTCCAAGTACAAGATCGACACCTTTTTCATCTAAGCTACTATCAAACAATTCGTCGTAAAAACTTAAATTATAATGAACATCTCCTTGAGCTTTTCTCATATCCATGAATGAGAATAGGCATGCTAGATCGATAGCTTTTCTTTCAGCTCCTGAAAAGTTGTTATATTGGCATATCTTACCTTTTTCATTAACAATTTCTTCTTCAAAATATTCATTAAAAATACAGATACTATTACTATCCATCTCTTTGAGATAATGCGTAAGTTTAGAGTTAAAATTTCTAAGAATCTTCTTAACAATAAAGCTCTTAACACCCTCTTCACTTACTACAAACTTAACAACGTCTAATAGATCTAAACTCTTTTTTATAGTACTAATTTGATCAGTAATATTATTAATTTTTGCTTGAAGTTCAGCAACATTACCAGCGTATGTATTCATCTCGGTATCAATTGTAGCTTGCTCTTCTTCAATCTCTGATATACATCTTACAATATATTCGATTGAGTCATTTAAATGAGATATACTATATTTCTGTCTTTCTATATCAGATATTTTAGCATTAACAATATTAGTAGCTTCTTGTAATTTAACTATCTGATTTTTAACTAGTTTAGACTCTTCTGATAAGAGCTCTAGATTAGCCTTACCTTCATTAATACTACTTCTAAGTTTTGTTTTTTCATCTTCGATAACTTTAATATCATGATCTTCAATAGGTCTCAAACATACCGGGCATGTATCATCTTCTGTACCGATGCGTTTAAATATACCTGCATTAGTTTTTAATGTATGAGTTAATAATATTATTTCATCATTAAGCTTTCTTTTTTGTTCAGTCTTTTCCTCTATAGATGAAGTAAGCACCTCGAGCTTATCCTTATATGGCTGATCATCTAGAGCCTGTATTTTACTTAACCTCTCTTTCGCGTCAATAACATCTTGCGAATGCTGCTTCAATGAATTACCTAATACAGCCTTCTTCTTATTCTTATCACTCTCAAAGCTTTCTACCTGTACTTTCTGAGAGTCTAAGTATGTATTAGTCTCTTCCATACGTGTAATATTAATATCGAAATCTCTTTTAATTTCTGATTGATCAGTTCTCAATTCAGATAGCATTTTTGAGAATACTTCAAGGTTAAAAATCCTCTCAATAAACTTACGCTTCTCAGTTTTGTTTTTAGCCATAAACGGTATATGGTTATTAAGTGTCATTATAACACAATTCTGAAAGACTTCTTGAGATGATGATAATACTGTTTCAATATAGCTACCAGTATTAGATATAGTATCTCTTGTCTTATCTACGCCGTTTTTATATATATTACATTTTGATGGTCCTAATGTTCTTACTATACGGAAGTCATTAACTCCATGATAAGGATCATCAACAGTAAAATATAATTCAACTACAGTTTTACCATCAGTTAAATTATTAGATATAAAATTCTTATTAATCTCTCTCAACGTACTACCAAATATAGCAAAATATAAAGCATCAGCAATAGTAGATTTACCTACACCATTACGACGGTCTTCTTTATCGCGATTAATACCGGTTACAATATGTAAACCCTTTTTGAACTCAACACATACTGGAGTCTCGCCAACGGATAGGAAGTTTTGTATTTTTAACTCTTTAAATTCTACGTATTTCATGTAATTTTATCAATAGATTTCTTATATAATTCTGTAGTATATTTCACTACTTCACTCTTATTCTCAATATCAAGTAAGTTAATAAACTCATTAACTGCTTCCATTATATCAATACCTGATAGGTCATATTCACCTTCTTCACTAAACTTTACTTTATTATAATTTACATCATAATCTATTCTAAGATCACAAGGTTTATAGCTAGCAAGTTTAGCTACTAATAAATCTAAATGCTCGGTATTAATATTCTTATCGATAATTAACTTTATAATATTACTGGATACTACTGTTTCAAAGAAATTAATAACATCCTTCTCTGTAATTAATTTAGATAAAAATACTTTAATATGTTTTGGTGTAATATTATTTGTATGAAATGTATAACTCAAATCGTTAGTATCTAAAATATAGAATCCTTTTGTTTGACCTGAATCACCAAAATCCATTTCAAACGGGTTACCTACATATACAATTTTAGATTTATTCTTAAAATTCTTCTCGTCTCTAGTATGAAAGTGACCTGAAAATATTAAAGGAGCTTTCTCAGTTAATACATCTGGATCATCACCATGATCGCATATTTTATATGCATTCATTTTAAAGTTTTCTAGTTCAAAATGACCTACTACCACATCGCTTTTCGGTATATCGTCAATCTTAGTACCCCATGGACAAAAAGTAAAACTTTTACCGCTAATATTATCAGTAACTAGCTTATCATACACCTTTAAATTTGATGAACCTTTAAGAATAGATAGACTATTAATTTCACTAGTATCTTTATACCATGCATCATGATTACCTGTAATCATAGTGATATTAAAGTCATCAAACTTATCTAAAAAATCTTTAGCAAAGTTAAGAGTCTTAACACTAATCTCATCTCTATAATGAAAGAAATCACCACCGAATATAATATCAGTAATACCATGAGATTTTAATTCACCTATATACCAATCAGCCCATTTATTAGCAATACCTAACCAAAAATCACTATTTTGATGTACACCTAAATGAAGATCTGAAAATATTGCAATTTTTTTATGATACATTATTCGCTATATTCTAATTCATCTGAATTCGGCTTAATGTATACCATACCATCGGTAGCATTACCTATTTCTTCTTCATATACTTTCTCTTTATATTCAGATAATGTATTAGCATGCTTCTTTTCTTTTTTAATTCTATTAATGAATGCATGAAAAGCGATAGTAGTAAAATACGAAAATGGGTTAAATTCTGAATCAACATTAAATTTTTTATTTGTAACAGCAGTATACATTTTAACTAATGCATCTCCTACCATTTCATCCCGATATGTATAGTTTATAAAATTAGATTTATAACTTAAACCATTTGCAATTTTTTGAATCATATCACCTAATAAATGAGTACATTCTTCAGTCCTATAATAATCAACTAACTCTTGTTTAAATTGTTCTGGGTTAACATAATATTCGTTTATTTTAGGTTTTGGTCCTCTTTTTTTACCTTTAGGTTTACCGGTTGGTTTTACATTAGCCATATTACTATTATAGTATGAAACGTGTTATGTTTCAACTATTTCAGTAGATTTATAATTAATTTTTTCTTGTTTATAAATCTCTTGCCTTTTTTCAGCATGTCTTATACCATATTTTAAATTATCAACAATATCTATAATAACAAGTTTATCTTTATTGTCATGTAATCTTAAACCTCTACCTATAGATTGAATTGTTCTAACAAAACTCTTACCACCACTAGCAAATATAATCATATGTATATTTTTAATATTAATACCAGTACTAAAAATTGAACTCATTGCAATACATACAACATTATTATTAGTCTCCATTATCTTTTTAATTTCGTCTCTAACCTCAACTTCCATTTCACCTTTTACAAAAAATACCTGTTTATCTTTATGTTTAATTAACTCATCATATAAAGCATCTCCATGTATTAAATGATTAACAAGAACAAGAGAATTATTTTTAAATTTTGTACAGAGGTTTGATATTATATTATTCCTAAATTCATTAGCATATAAAAAATCTAATTCTGTTTTATATGGGTTTTGATTCTTTACTGATTTAGGTTGCTTTTTATATTTTATTTTTAAAAAGCTGACATTAACAGTAGTTAGATAATTTTCTTCTCTTAAAGAGTAACTATCTTTATCATAAATTACATTTCCGAGTTTACCTAAAATATTCCATTCATCTACCTTATTATCAGGTAATGTACCAGTTAAACCAAACTTATTATTTGTATTAATTACCTCTACCATCTTGTTAATCTTATTACTCTTTTTTAATTTATGACACTCATCAATAACGAGTATATCAACATATTTTAAAAAATCATAATCATCAAACCGGCTCTGTAAAATACCTAAATTAGCAATTATAACATTTGCTGTTAAATCTGGTTTAATTTTACCTGTCCATCTAGTTGCTTTAAATAAAACATTATATTCTTCAAAATCTGAATACGTTTGACTGACTAAAGATAGATCAGGTACTATTATTAGACATTTAAAATTTTTATTAACAGTAAAAACACTCATTAGTAAAGATGCGATTGTTAAGGTTTTACCTGCACCTGTACCCATCTTAAGAACCCCTCTACCACTATTGAGAGCTTTAAGCAATGCTTGCTTTTGATAGTCTCTCAATTCATGCTTTAAGTTGTCATATACTCTACATTCACTTAACCCTGGTTTTACTAACTCTAATATACCATCATCGATTATAATTTGATCATTTGGTCGTTCCTTTTTAATATATGTTAATATATCAAAAAACATACCGTATTCAAATAAACCTGTCGGTGTTATACAATATAAACGTGATGGTGCTGCAAACCGGCTACGGCCTTTTAATCTAAAACGAGCTGTTTCATCTTTTACACTAAAATACTCTCTTATTGTATCAAAATTGTCACACTTTAAACGTATCTTACTGTTGTTTAAAATAAACTCTATCATAACTGCTCCATTTGCATAATTTTAACAATATTTGATATATCAAAACTTACACTACTAAAAATCTTTTCTGTTTTTTCTAAAAACTCAATAATTAACATTTCATTATTTATTTTTTCGTTTATTAAAACTATGTTTGTATGGTTCATACTAGCTTTTTCAGCTACTGGTATAGTTATTTTTATTGGACTTTGTTCTAAAAGTTCTTTTACTACTTTCTTTTTAATCTCTGTCTTTTCTTTTTCTAAATTGTATAAATTCTTCTTATGTCTTATAAGTCTGCCTACCCAATAATGTTTTCTTGCAGGTGTCTTCATTGAAACATCTTTAATATTAAATTCATTAATAATTAGATCCTTTTCTATTTCATTTACATATTGATCAATGTTATTCACATTATAAGTATAAATACTATTATGGGTAAGTCAATAAACATTTTTGAACAAACATTTAAAACTTTATTTAAACCAGTTAAAGATATGGAATATAATGAAGATGAATTAAAATTAGGTATTGAGACAGAACTAGAACATACTGACAATAAGGAGGTTGCAACTATTATTGCTAAACAGCATTTAATGGAAGATCCAAAGTATTATTCTAAGCTTAAAAAGGTACATGATGAAGATGAAAATGTAGCAGGTGGTGCTAGTGGTGCTTTTGGACCTGCTGCAGGTGTAGGACACGGTGGTATAACTAATACAGACTGGTATGCACCTGGGGATGTAAGAGTACCTAAAGCTTTAGGTGTTTATTCTAGAAGAGGTAAGGTCAATACTAAGAAAAAGAAGACACGTAGAAAAAATAAGAAAAAGAAGTAAATAATAACGTGGACACAGGACATTGGAAAGTTTATGAAGCAGTACCGGAAGATGCTTTCGGTTTTATATATGAAATTACTAATTTAATAGATGGTAGAAAATATATTGGTAGAAAGCAGATGATTAAAAAGATTAGACGCATGCCTCTTAAAGGTAAAAAGAGAAAGCGTATTGATTATGTCGATAGTGACTGGAGAACTTATACAGGTTCCAGCGATAAGCTCAATATCGATATAGCTGGCAACGGTAAGGATAAATTCTTATTTAAAATATTAAGATTCTGCAGAAATAAGTATGAATTAGGTTATTACGAAACTAAAATGCAGTTTGATAAAGGTGTATTACTAAGTGAAGACTATTATAACGGTATAATTAACTGTAGAATAGGTAAACCACCTAAGAATTTTACGGAACAGTGATATAATATTGTGTGAGTGATTTATATTTAAAGGTATATGATTTAAATTTAATAAATTTTAATGAGATGTTTACTGAAGATATTCAATTTGATATTATTAATGACTTACATAAATTTGAGCTCTTAGATAAGAGTATAACTAATAAAGATACAAATAAAATATTTTTACACTACATAATTTACCATGTATGTGGTAAAATATTAAAAATGAATTCAAAATCCGTTATATTTTTTAATTATAACCAACTTAATGATTGTGAATTAATGAAATATTACAGTGAAAAGGATATTTTAACAGTTTTATTGAAAATTATTAAAAAATTAAATAACGTATTACCTATTATATTACATATAAGTAAGTTATCATTAGAATACCTTAAACATCTTATGTGTATCGGTGATGGTAAGAGTGCTCTAACTATTAATTCAATAAGATTGAAGTGTGATAAGTTGGATACAGCAAAATATACATTTAGTGGTATTAAAAAGATGACTAAAAAATATGATCTTACATTTCTTAACAATGATTACTTCAATAGGTTATCAACAAAACTACTTCTCATTAAATAAATATTAATATGGATAATTTTACAAAATTAGCAAATAAAATCCTTACCGAGCATACATTTATATTAAAAGAAAATCAACTTGCAGAATTATCACCTCGCGAGGGCCAATCATTTGGCGACTTTTTAAGAAGTCTTACTGGTAAAACAGTAAAGGATGTTTTAGATTATGCAAGTTATTCAAGATTTTACGTATACAATAAATTTGGTATGACATCTGCAGCAAATGATGAATCAAATCCTGAAGTTCTTTTAAGCAAATTTTTAACTAAATTAGGTAATTTTGTTAATATAGGTGTTATGAAGCATCGTCCGAGAATAGCT